ATGTCGGAGCAAAGCGGAGCCAGTGGTAATCCCAACAACAAAAAAATCATCGACACCTCCCCGTTAACGGATAACGAGAGGAGGCTTCTTACGTGGTACAGGGAAATGTCCGAGCGTGACCGGCGGTACATTCGCCGAGTGGCTGAGGTGCTTGCAGCATCTTCAGGTTGACCTTTCTGTAGCGGTCTTCAGCCCAAGCTCCAGCTTGGGCTCCATCAATCGTCAGCTCTTAAAGGACATTGAAAGGAGTAGAAGAATGGCGCTGCAACCCTGTAAGTCCTGTAAGCAACAAGTAGATGACTCAGCCAAATTATGCCCCCATTGTGGAATTGCACACCCTGGCGTAAAGGGTATAGAGGTTATTGCTGGAATTTTAGTTGTGGGCGTCATTATCGCCATAAGTGTTTCGATGTGCTCAGACGGTGAGAGTAAAAAGCCTGTAGAGCAAAAAGTGCCTGCGGAGGTCGTGATAAATAGTGACTCTGGATTGTCGCGGCTACCTGAAAAAACCATGCCTGAGAGTTTATTGTCTGAGGTGAGTTCTCTTGAAATTGAACCTGGTGAATACGTTGAGCAATTGAATGACGTCTTCAAAAAAATCAAATTGAAATATCGTGTTAGTACAAAGGGCGTCGTCATTGGGGACGTTAACGACGTTTTGAAGGTTCCTATTGGTAAGCACTCTTTTTTGATTGCTCGCCTATCAAAGGTTGACGGAAAAATCATTGATATTGTGATAGTTGGGGGCGGGGACGGATCCCCTTCCTCTGGCTTGGATATCATGATGATTGCAAGTGCTGCACTAGCAGCCGCAGCACCGGCTGTTGAGTTTGATGAGGTGTTTCGTGAGCTGCCTACCCTACTTAAAGGGACGGAGCGTATTTACGGTGATGTCAAAATTAGTGCGAAAGTTATGGATGATTTAGGGACTTGGTTTTTTGCAGAGTCCGTCGAAAAATCAGGTCTTTGAGTGCTGTGATTCATAGGCTGCATGATGAGGCTGTGAGTTGTGTTAGGGGAGCTTTATAAGTTTAATTTTAAGAATGAAGAGGGTGGGTGAAGTGCTTGTTAATTACAAATTGCCTTATTTAGATACCGAGCGTCTTGCGGAAATTTTCAAGCAGCGCATTAAAAATCCAAACTGCCCATTTTGCGGTAACGAAGAGTGGGCACTTCCACTCCCGCCAGGTATTACAGGTGTCGGCCTTCCTTGGTGCGTGGGCGGTGAATATTTTGACTCAGCTGCTCCAGCCGTAATGCTCTTTTGTAAATGCTGTGGATTCATGCGTTTGCACTCAATAGAGGCATTGGAGGGGGTTCTCGTACGGCCTGATACACCTGGCACCGACTCACAGAAGGATGGCACACATGGCTAAGCCCTTTGAACTGTATAGATTGGACGATCACTATCCTGATTACTTTTCTAGTGATAGGCAGGGGCGAGAGGGAGATGACGAATTGAAAAAACCAGTCGAAGCGCTGGAAAAAGCGCCACCCGACTTGCGGGAGCGGATGGTTTCTGTTGAAACCCTGGATAAGGTTATGGATACCAAAGCCGACATCTGCGACCTGAAGGTTTTGATGAACGAGGGCTTCAACAGCCAGGCGAAGAGGTTTGTGGTCATCGCCGCCGTTTTGGCTGGTGTTGTTTTCGCGGCGGCTCGATTGATTCACTGAACTGTAGCCGTTGAGCCCCGCGCAATGCGGGGCTTATTGATCTTTCCGGATCTGCATTTTTCTCCACTCCCGATCTACCGCCCGCTTAGCCGTCTGTTGGTTCGCATACAACCACTTCAACCGCCTTGGCTTAGCCTGATCCCCAGCAGTCACGGTCTTTTCCTTCCCTGTTTTCTGATCGCGGTAGTACGCGATGATCCCGGTGTAATTCCCTTCGCGGTCCTCCACCAGATCCTCAACACCATCCTCCGGCAGCTTGCTCTCCAGCTCCAGGCTCATGGTGTAACCACCGTCCGCACTGAGATTGTGCTGCACGTTGCCGCCGTACCAGACGATCTCCGCGATTTCTGCTTTCACACCTTGAAAGGTGTACGTCAGCTCTGGAATCAGATCCGGTCTTCCCATGGCCAGGGTATAGCTGAGTGTGGCGTTCCCACGTTGTAGCCGCTGGAACTCGGCCCGGGCAGCACGCAGGGCGGATGTTTGATCGCTGTAGGTGTGGCGCAAGTCCTTAAGGTTGTCACCGCCGCCAGCAATGGCCTCCTGTTTCTTGGCGCTGTTCACATCGTAGAAATAAGCACGCACGCCATCGTAGTTGTCCCGGTCGGCTTGCAGGTAACGATGCTGGTCGCCGTCGGCGCGGGTCAGGAGGATGTGCGGCAGGTCCAGGCCGCTGGCGGTCTTGCCACCACCTGCCGGCAGGCACAGCAGGCAGCCCGCTTTAACGCTGGTGACGGCGTCGAACTCTTCGCCGATGCGGCTGATCAGGTTAGCGTCGGATTCGTTAGCCTGGTCCAGTTGCAGGATGGGCAACCCGCCAAGGGCTGCGGCGACGGTGGGGGTGAGGTTGTTGCCCATGGCGATATCGCCCAGCACCTGGCCGAGGGTGGTGTTGCTCCAGCTGCGTTCGCGTTTGGTTTTCAGGCCCTTGCGCAGGTCGGCTGAGCGGGCGCGGATGTTCAGGACGTCGGGCGCGCCGCTGTGTTCGGTTTCGTCGACGGTGTAGCTGCCTTTGTCCACCAGGCCGCTGTCGCTCCAGCCCAGCCACAGGTGCAGCACCGCGCCCTTGGGCGGGATCGCCAGTAGGCCGTCGTGGTCGCTGAGGGTGATGCTCAACTGATCGGCTTCGATACCGCGGTTGTCGGTCAACTCCAGGCTCATCAGCCGCGGGAGGATCTTCGGCGCGATATCGATGCTGTCGACGGTCAGCCTGAAAGCGGGTGCAGGGTAGGCCGCGTCCCGCTGATTGCGGATGAACGCGGTGACGCTGGCAAGATCGATCACAGCAACCCGCGCAACAGGTCGAGGCCCAGGCCGGCGCCGAGCAGGTCGATGCGGTCGTCGTCGATGCGTTTGAGGTTCACCGTGAACTCAATGCGCCGGGGTGTGCCGTCGCGGAAGAACAGGGTCTTGGTCTCGCTCAGGCTTTCGATGACCCACAGCCCGTAAATGTGGCCGCTGCCCTCGACCATCGGCCAGGCCTTGCCGGTGTTCGCCATCAGCCGCAAGGCATCGAGGCTGAGCAGGCTGCCGGCGAGTTCAGGCAGGATGACGCCGGGGAGGGTGATGGTGTCTTCGCCACGGCCGACGAACTGCCGCGCGGGGCCGACGCCGATCCGGCTATTGCTGGCGTGGCGCCAATCGGTCTGGCGTTGCAGTTCCTGGTAGGCAGCGGTGTGCAGGCTGAATACGAACATGCCAAGGGCGAGCATCATGGCGATTATTCCCTGTCAGCCAATAGGCTGCGGCGGCGAGCGGATTTTTCGTTTTCGATACGCATGAGCATGGCTCGCAGGTTTTTTTCCAGGCTGTGCAGGTCCATGCCGGGGCTGGCGGGGAAGTTGATTTGATAGGTGTCGTGGCTGTCGTACACAGTGGTCGCGGCTGCGCTGCTGATGGGCGGTCTGTCATCGATGGCCAGGGCCGGCATGGTTGTCATACCCAATGCCAGGGAGCCGGCGGCGGTCAGTTGTTTGCTCATGTGGGTGATTGCACGCAGGGGCCCTGCTTGCCCGCCTTCCAGGCCCTGAGTCAGGCCGGCCATGGTGAAACCACCCAGCTCGGCGAACACCCGCGACGGGCTGTGGATGCCGAGCTTTTCCTTGAACCAGCCGATGGTTGAGTCGCTGATACGGCCCATGGTGTCTTTGAGCAGGCCCAGGCCGTTGCTCAGGCCCGCGACCAGGCCGTCGATGATCATGCTGCCGAACTCGGTGAAACGACTGGGCAAGTCCATGCCCAGGTACGACAGCACCCCAGCAAATGCCTGATAGACCAGGCCGAGGGGGCTGAAGTTGGTGAGCACAGTGAGGATGCCCTTAATGCCGCCGCTGAAGCCGGCCTGGATTTCATCCCAGGCGTTGCTGAAGTAGGTCTTCACCGCGTCCCAGTTTGCGTAGATCAGATAGGCGGCGCCGGCAATGGCCGTGATGGCCAGGCCGATTGGGGTAAGTAGTAGGGCCCGACTCAGCCAGAGCAGGGACTTGGCGACAAAGGGAATCGCCGTTTTGCCCAGGTACTTGAACATGCCGATCAAGCCGGGCAAGCGAACGCCCAATTGGGCGAACATCAGACGCAGGGCAATAAACGGCAACAGGACACTGGCCACCGTTACCATCAGTCCTCCGATCACGACCATCAGGCCTGCAATGATTGCGGCGGTCTTGACCAGGCCAGCACTGAGTGCAGGATTCTCCCTGGTCCATGCTTTGATACCGCGAACGACCTCGATTAACGATTGCACCAGTTCCCGCAACGGGCCGTCCTGCTGACTCTCCAGCTCAATGCCGAAGTCGTCCCAGGCACTGCTCAGGGCGGTCAGATCGCCCTTGAGGTTATCTGACATGGCTGCGGCTGTTTTCTTGGCTTCACCTTGAGCTTCACGCAGGGAGGCGATCAGTTTTTGCAGCTCACCGATCCCGGCTTGCTCCACTAACTGTGCCATGCCCTTGACCGCTTCTTCACCTGCAATGGCCTTGAACAGCCCACCTCTTTTGGCGGTGCCCATATCTTTGGTCTTGTCGTATATCTCTTTGAGAATGTCCGGTATCGGCCGTAGATTGCCCGCAGCGTCTGCGGTGTTGATCTGCAATTCTTCCAGGGCTTTGCTTGCGGCTTTGGGTGGTGCAGCCAGGCGGTTCATGATGGTGCTGAGCGAGGTGCCGCCCATGCTGCCCTGCAAGCCGGCATCACCCAATTTGCCTGCCATGGCAGCGGCCACTTCCAACTCCACACCGTAGGTTTTTGCCATGGGCGCGGCGTATTTCATGGTGTCGCCGAGCATCTGTAGGTTGGTGTTGGAACGAGTAAATGTGCCCACCAATACATCGCCGAGCCTGCCCATTTCGTCGGCCTGCATGCCGAGCCCGGACATGATGTTTGAGGCAATGTCAGCGGTCTGCGCCAGATCAGCACCACCTGCTGCGGCCAAATTGAGCATGCCAGGCATGGCAGCCCTGATAGCCTTGGGATTGAACCCCGCCATACCCAGATAGCCCTGGGCATCCGCGGCCTCGACGGCGGTGAATTTGGTCGAACCGCCCAACTGGCGCGCTTGCTCTCGCAGGGAGCTGAGTTGTTCGTCGTTGTTGTCCAAGCGGCTGATGGCTTGAACCCTGCTCATGCTGGCACCAAACTCTACCCCCGGAGCCATCAGTCGGGCACCGGCATACAGTGCACCCCCGCCGCTGGCGGCCGCCATAGCCCCCGTGCTGGCGAGGCCCTGTGTGGCTTGCCGTTGTTTATCGTAGCTCGCCCGGGCGCTAGCCAGTGCGCTCTGGCGCTTGCTGACCGCCGTGAGGCGGTCCCGCTGGGTGCTGAGAGCGCGATTTACCGCGTCGACCTGTGTCTTTAAACGGGCCTCATGCTCCCCCAGTTTGCCAGTGGCAATACCGGCCTCTCTCAATCGGGTCACATGCGGCATCAGCCCTTTGCGCTGCTCTTGCAGCTTTGAACTCAGGTCTCGCACGGCCTCATGGGCTTTACGCAGGTCATTTTTGAATTTGCCCGACGCGGCGTTGCCGGTGGTGTTCATCGCCGTTTTCAACTGGCGCAGCTTTTCCTGTGCGGCATTGAGTTTGTCGGAAGTCGCAGCGATGGCACCTTGTTGCTTTTTGAACGATGCGATATTGGCCTGTTGGTCTTTCAACGCCTTGAGCTGATCGCGGGCGGCTTTCAGGGCTTTTGCCGTATTGGTGCCCCCACCGGCAAGACGGCGCAGTGGTGCTGTAGCTTTGTCGATGGTGCTGAGCAACACCCGTAATTTCAGATCATTTCCCATCGGCGCTACTCCGCAGCCTGGCACGCTCGCGCCAGTCCATCAGCTCTTGCAGGCCCAACTGATCCATGTCAGTTGGGGCCCAGTGAAAAACCACGGCCAGATCGGCCATGGCGTCCTCTACGCAACGAGGGATGCGTCCGTCCTCATCGATTTCTGTAGCAAAAAACCAGACACCTTGGTGGCAACGGCGAACAGATCGGCGGGGTCCATCGACGTGACTTCGACAGCGGTGAGGGTTGGGTTGCTGATGCGAGGCAACACCTTGACCAGGCTGTTGACGTCCATCTGCAACAGCTCGGACAGGCTCACGCCGCGTAGCTCGCCCGCGTTGGGTTTGCGCAGGGTGATGCTGTCGATGCTGGTGGTGCCGCGACGGATCGGGGTATCGAGGGTCACTGTGTTGTCGTCGGCCAGGGGCTGCACATCGGGTTGTTCGGTGGTGGTTTTGCTGGTCATTGGAAAAGCTCCAGATTGAGGGGGCAATCAAAGGCCGATGGCGGAACGCTGTTTTTCCAGCATGTCGACGCCGCCGACTTTTTCGATGAAGTTGAGCAAGTCGATTTCGACGATTTCCTCGTTGTCGACAGTGAGCTTGTAGTAGCTACAGGTGGTGGTCATGGCGTGCTCAGTGTCTTCGCCTGGTTGGGCGTCGCCCATCTCGATGGTCTCGTGGCGGCCACGCACCACGACTTCCACGGCGCTGATCTCGCCCGTGTCGTCCTGTTGGTAGGCGCCTGCAAAACGCAGGAGGATGCCGGAGGCATTGATCGCGCCGAATTGCTTGAGGGCGATCAAGTCCAGGCCACCGGTCTTCCACTCCAACAGAATGCCATCGTCAGAAAACCCCAGGTCAGCCTTGACCGGGCCGTGCATGCCGCCGCCGCGATAGGCCTCCATCTTGCGGCCGAGGTTGGGTAGGGTGACGGCCTTGGCCGTACCGGTGTAGCTGATGCCGGCATTGAACAGGTTCATGTTTTTGAGCTTGCGGGGCAGGGCCATAGCGGCGTCCTCCGGGGGTTAGCGGTTGATGCCGTTGGCGAACTGCATCAGGTAGCGGTCGGTGATGCGCTGGCGAAAGGTCAGGTCTTCGAGGGGCGGCACGGGGGTGTAGTCATAGTCGATCCATAGCTTGCCGGCTTTCAGGGTGTCCTTGGTGTTGATGTCTTCCGGGAACCAGCAGTTGCCGCCGATCAGGTAGCCCAGGGAGATCCATTCGCGCATTTTGGCGTTGACACCTTCGAGGATGTCGCGCACCAGGGAGGCGTGCATGGGCAGGTCGATAGCCCACATATGGGCCTCGGCCATGGTGTCGGCGAGAACCTGCGCGGTACGGGTGTAGTTTTCAAAGGCGAATAGCGGATCGTCGCTGCACGTACGGCTGCCCCAGAAGCGGAAGCCGCCCTCGTTGATCAGGGTGGTGACCTCGTTGCCGTTGAGGTAGTTGGCATCGGTAGCCGGGTTTTGCAGATCCCAGAACACGTCGGCGCTGATGCCGGTGACGCCATTGACGGCGACGTTGGAGAGGGTCTTGTGCCAGCCCGTCTCTTGATCGATCTTGGCGCGCAAGCCCAGTGCGCGGGCAACGGCCGAGGCAGTCGCGGTCTTGTTGGCGGTGGTGTCCCAGTTCAGGAAGTCCGGCCAGATCACCATGACTTCGCGCGCGCCGAAGTTTTCGCGGTAGGCGACCACCTCTTCCTTGGTCTTGCAGCCCCAGGCACTGACGTAGGCGAAGGCACGCAGGTCTTTGGCAATGGCGGTCAGCGCAGTAGCCACTGGCAGGCTGTCGAGCCCTGGCACGCCGAGGATGCGTGGCGTCAAGCCCAGACGGGTCTTGGCCGCGAGCAGAGCTTTCATGCCCGTGTAACGGCCGTCAGGGGTCGTGGTGCCGATGATGGCGCTGGTGGTCGCGGCTTCGTCCTCACCTTCCTGGACCCTTACCACAATGACATACGGCTTGGTCTGGTCGGCAATGCCCTGCAAGCTGGCGCTGAGGGTGCCTTTGACACCGGCCTTGCCTACGGCGGTTTGCGCGTTGCTGATGAGGACCGGGGTGTCCAGTGGAAACACACTGGGATCTGCGTCTTCAGCGGTACATACCATGCCGATGACAGCGGTCGGAATGGTGCGAATAGGACGTGTGCCGTCGTTGAGTTCGATGACTCGCACGCCGTGGAGATAGTCGGCCATGGGGTTGCCTGCGCGGTGATGGAATGACAGTGCACAGGCTGCCGCGCACGCGCCGATTGGGCGAGCGGCGCGGGTTGTAGCGGAAGGGATTACAGGGGCCGCTTTAGATGAGCAGCCAAGGGGGAGCAACCGGGCGCAGTTCCCCGATGGGGAAACCCTCGCTTTCCGGCCAGAGCCGCAAGGCGCGGCGGTAGGCCTGCAACTCGGTGTATTGGCCTGCCGTCAACGTTGTATCGCTCTGGTCTTCCAGCTCGTCGCGATGGCGTGTCACCAGGCCATCGGTATCGGCCAACTGCTGGTCGCGCCAGGCGCGTTCGATCATCGCCAACTCGTCGGGGGGGGGGGCGGTACATCGATCAGGATTGGCAGGCCTTCAGCATCGTGGCTGATCATTTTGCCGGGTTGTGGGGCGCCTAGGGTCGCCTTAAAACGCGCCTCGGTGATATCCACAGCGTCCTTTGGAATCTGGGGGTGGATCCCGACCAGATAGCAGTTGCCGGTAGTGCGGCTGTATTTCAGCATGGCTCAATACCCTATGGCGAAGTAGCGCAGAGCGGCGTTGGTACCGTTGGAGTTGCCCCAGGCCACACTGAAGCTGGACGGAGTCAGGTCGCCGGTGACGTTGGTGAAGGTCTTATGCTCTCCTTCAGACGCCGTACAACCGATAAGTCCATGTATGGCATTGGGGAAGGCAAAAGGCAGGAGGGCCTGGTATTTGGTGTTGTTCTCTGCCGTCTGGATGTAAACCGTCGACCACTGGGCCATCCACCCGCCAAGCCAGCTTGGAAACACGATGCATCCTGTAGCGCCGCGTATGATCAGGAACTTCCAGCGCAGTGTTTTGGGGGTGACGCTGACATTGTCCAGCACCCCGGCATCGACCTCCGGCTGAGTGGCTACCCGCCGCGTCCGATCATCGACATATTTGCGCGTGGCCAGCACCACCGAGGGATCAATCTTCAGCTCAATGTTGGCCGTGCTGCTGACGATCAGGTTGATCCTGATGATCTGGGTCCGCCCAGACCCTTGAGACAGCAAGGGCTTGTAGGTCGGCGCACAATTGGCGACTGCTACCAGGTCGCCCTCAGCGTCATACAAGCCCGCTTCACGTACCCACCAGCCGCCGACGTTTTCCGGGATGACCTGCTCGGCAATGATGATGCTGGCGTTGTTTGGATCGATGCTTACCTGATTCAGCGGAGCCCGTCGGCGCTCATTGACCAGGCGGGTCTGCAAGCGATCCGGGATAGGGTCGGTGCCATTGGCGTCCCCCACGGCCATTTGGGCGAATGTCCAGGGAATGCCCAGGGCGTCAGCGTTGGCCTGCTTGGCTTCGCCGATGGCGGTGAGGATTGCGAAGAACTGGCTGTTCGGGTCGGTCATGGGTAGATATCCATCGTGTCGATATGATGTTCGCGCCCACCGATATGCAAGCGGCCGCCGACGTCGATATCGTGTTGGGTCGGTGGGTAAATGTTGAGTTCGTCGCCCTCGTACAGACAGGCCCCGATAAACGCTATGCCGGTGCTTTCCAGGCTGATGGCCAGGCTGGTCAGCGGCCGGGTGAGGGGCTTGGCGTCATCGATCAGCCAGGTCAGCTCTTCGTACATTTCTTCCGTGATACCGGTGTCCAGCACGCCGACCTTCAAGGCAAAGGTGCCGGGCACGCCTTCCGGGACGGTCTGCCACCACTCCACCACCTCGATCAGGTAGCCCAGCGGCTCGACCACGCGGCGCAGGGCGCCGATGGTGCCTTTGTGGGCGTGGATGTAGCGGGATGAGCGAATGGCTGCCCGCTTGGTGGTTTCGCTCCAGTTGCTGTCCCAGCGGTCGACGGAAAAGGCCCAGGCCAGATAGGGCAGCACCGCCACCGGGCAGGTGTTTGGATTGCACAACTGGCGTAACGGGATTGGTACGCACTGAATCTGCGCAAGTGCCTGGGCTGCCTGACGCTCAAGTGGCGTGGAGTTGTTCGGCAGCAACTGCTGGGCGCCCATTACTCGGCCCCCCGCATGATGGTCACGCCTGTGCAGTAGGGCGCCTGGGCTTTGGTGGCGACGATATCGACCCAGTTTTCCAGCTCGACCTTCCGCACCCCCTCAACGTGCAGCGCGGCGTGCAGGGCGGATTCCGAGACCTCCATTGCCAGACGCCGACGCTGGTTGACGTAGGCGAGCAGGCTTTCCTCGGCCGCTGCCAGAATGGGCTCCGACTCCGGGCCGCTGGTCAGCAGGTACAGCTTGGCTATGACCTGATAGCGGATGACTTCTGCACCTTGGACGATCAGGCGGTCAGCGACAGGTCGGCGTTCATCATCGCTCAGGTATGTTTTCACCCTGTCGAGCAAGTCAGGTGGTGCCGTTCCGTCGCCGAGCAGTGCCTGCACGGTGACTACCGCCACGGCAGGAGACGGGCTTTCTGCCGTGGCGTCGGCAACCCGACCGTCAGCCCCTCGGGAGTGGAAGATGTAGCTCTGGCGTGGGCCGGCGGTGCTCAAGCCTTCCCAGGACATTTGCGCCCGTTCGCGCAAGCTGTCGTCGCTCTCCATCAGCCTTGCAATAGGAGGAATCGCCGAGGGCTTGCCTTCCTGAACCACCAGGCGTTTGACGTTGAAGTTGCCTGCCAATTGGTCCAAATCGGCGCCCTTGGCCAGGGCCAGCAGGTTCGCCATGGACGCTTCATTCACCCGCTGCCGCCAGATGGTTTCGCGGTAGGCGTTCTCTTGCAGCAGCTTGGTCAGGGGCTCTGATTCCATTTCGAGGCGGGCGGCAATCTCGGCCTGTTCCTCGATGGGCCAAAGGCTGATCATGTACGCCTTGCGCCTGGCAAGGATCAGCTCGAAGTCGATCTGCTCGACGATCTGCGGCGGCGGGAGCTGGCTGAGGTCAATCACGGCAAAGGAATTCATGCACTGCCTCCCAGTTGCAGCGGCAGGCTCATGCTCAACGGCTCATTGGTATCGACGACGGTACCCTCCAGATCCAGCGCCGATTGACCTTGCAGGTTCGCGCCGAGGAACTGCACACGGCTGAGACTGATCCGGGTCTCCCAGCGCATCAGCGCCATGACCGTGGCCGCGTACACACGCAGGCGGGTCACGTCGTTAAAGGGATGGTCCACCAACTCGGGCAGCAGACTGCCGTATTCGCGGCGCATCACACGGGAACCGATACGGGTGGTAAGGATATCGGTGACGCACTGGTTGATGTGGTCCAGGGTACCGATGGCGCCGCCGGTTGCTCGGTTCATATGGGCTTACCCGATTGATCGTCGCCTTGCTTGACGCCTGTGGTCAGGTGATTGACCAGGCTGATCCCGGCTGCAACCACGTCTTCGGAAACCGTCACCCGGCCGACCACGTTCTGGCTGCCGGTCTGGTTGTAATCGCCCTGGTGATTGATGGGGCCGATGATGTTGATCCCGCCTCTACTGACCAGACTGGCAGTGCCGCTGCCGGGCAGGGTGGCGCTCAGGTGGTGGGCGACGCTGTCGTACTCGATCACCGCGCCATCGGCATAGGTGCGACGGTGCAGGCCTGCGCGGTTACCGTTGGCGGGGATGTGGTCGCTGAACAGACCGGTCAAGACGATACCGTTGGCGAGTTGGCCGGAGGGGCTGAACAGGATGACCTGTTCGCCTGCGGTGGGAGGATCCCATTCCTGATCAGCGCCGGCACGCAAGGCGAGCCACGGCAGCCAGGCGGTGGTCAGTTTTCCGGTTTTTACTTGCACACGTGGGGGGGACATCTGCACGGCGGTGATGACGCCGAGGCGGATGAGGTTTTCGAGCATGCGGGAGAGGGCGGCGAAGTCGTTCATGGCGCCGATGGTGACGCCATGAATTATTTGATGCAGTCATTGCGGTTTGTAGATCCCGCGCATACACACCAAGGCGAAGCGAGTAAGGTTGTAGAAATTTAATTTTTTAAGCGTTCTCGTCAATTTTAAGCAGTATGTCTTTTAGTTGTTTTGATGAGTTTTTTAATTCGGTCAGTATGCTGGATATTCTATTGGTGTGCTGTATGAATAGTGTGTTTGAAATTGTTGATAATGTGTTGATCTTTAATTCTTCTTTGGCGGTGTTTGCGATTTTGTCGGCGCAGGTCATATATCCGATATAGTCATTCATTGCATCTTTTTCACTTTCTATGTGTGAATTGAGTATTCCAATGATGAAAGAAAGTCTGGCAATACAATTGATTGCTTCAGTAGATGGAATAAGGCTGATGTTTTCACGTATGAAGTTGAAGTCGGGTGGTAGTGAAAGACGGCATCTGTATAGTTCTAATAGCGGAAGAGTTACTAAGGCAAGGTCGGTCTTTTTCTGTGTTTCATTTGCTAATGAGATTTTTTCTTCGAGGTCAATTAATTTTTGTCCTGCCAAGTCATTAAGTTCAGCAGATAAAACCTTCGCCCTTATGATTACAGACCGTTTTAAGTTTTTTTCGTCTGATGCGTCTTTCTTTATTTTATCTGTAGAGCTTGCGGTTGCAGAGTGATGAGCCATCATCGCTGCAATCAACGCGATGAGAGATGCTACAACTATGTTGTAGTCTGAAGGTCTTTGAGCTTCCAGCATAAAGCATGCTATGCCGATGATTATAATTATTCCTATAGTTGTTCTTGGGTTGTTTTTTATAGTTGTTAATGGTGCTGACCATGACTGTGTTTTTTTCATTGTGGATTCCGTGGGTGTGTTGAGTCTGGATTGTGCTTGTTTTAGAGGAGGCTATAGACTAATTGGAAAGTTTCAAGTGCGATAGGATCCTGTCCCGGATTAAATCTATATCAATATAGGTGAAGCCCAGTACCTCACGCTGTTCATAACGCACTTCAGTCGTGCCACGCTCCGCACGATCCTTCAACCCGTACTGGTGGACCCTGGCAATCCGTGCAATACGTCCGGTAAAGCCTACGGTAACGGCGTTGCTATCTCCCCGAGCCTTGAGGTAGGTCGCGGTCTTCAGCTTTTTGAACATCGCCAACTTCCGGCGAATCCGCCCCTGTTTCCCCCTCAAGTCACGCTGTTTACGCGGGGCGAATTTGCTGCCATCCGGGTTTTGCTGGGCAATAAGCCGTTTCTGTTGGCTGCGGCGCAGTGCCTGGCCGATGCTACGGGCCAGTTGATTGCGCGCCCCAGGCTCCATTCGCTTCAACAACGTGGCGGCCCAAGTTTCCAGCGCTTCCAGATTATTCTCCATCCGGCACGCCCCACTCACTGGTATTACCCTGAGCCCCTGGCATCCAATTCGGGTCGAGGTAGCCCGTCACCCGCTGCGGTTCGTTCGGATGCTTCACGGTGGTATTGCCCTGGTCATCCGTGCTTACGACCACCCGCTCTGTCAGCGGCAGGGTCAGGCTGAGATCCACCTTGTTCTTGTCGAGAATGTCGGCTTCAAACTGGATACCGGTTTTGACTTTATCGAGGTTCTCCAGCAGATCGGACTGGTTGACGCTGAGCCAGCCGAGAATCGGCAACATCACGCTATCGGGGTGGCCGGCGAATTCGGTCAGGATGATCTGCAAGTCAAAGCTGTATTCAAACGACAGGCTTTGCGCAGCGGTGCAGTGGACTTTGCCGTTGTCGATGAAGATCAGCAACCGGTCGGGGTTGTGCTTGAACTCGGCGACGGTGGCCAGCAGATGAGCACGCAGGCTTTCGGGCTTATTCATGGGTTGGCCTGCTGGTATTTGTAGATCATATCGACCTGCGCCGCGCAGTCGGCCCAGGCGGCTTCGGCGCGGTCTTGGTCGGTCAGTAGGTCACCGTTGTGGAGGGGGCTGCTCGCCGGGAGGTGGCATGGCACCACGGCCGGACAGCCAGTCACGATAAGCGGCGGCGCTGCTGAGGGCGGGGCGTTCGCGCAGCCGGCGAGCAGTATCAGGCAAGCGCTGAGCAGCCCAGTCGCGTAGTTCGGTATTTTCACGTTTCAATTCCTCTATGGTTCGCTCGCGCTTTGCCAACCCCTGGCGCAACAGATCCTGTTGCGTGCGCAGGGTGCTTTGGCTGTCGCGCTCTTGTTTCAGGGTGGCGGCGAGGGTGTTGGCGGTTGCCAGTTTGCGGTCGGCGTCTTCGCGCGCGGTCCTGGCCGCAGCGTTTGCCAGTTTGGTTTGGCCTTCAGCGACGTTGATGCGCTGTTGCTGGCCCCAGATCAGCAGCACCAGGGCACCCAGTAGGGCAAGGCCATACAGGGCCTGGCGCAGGGTGCTCATGCGCGGTACCAGCCGAGTTTGTTCATGGCGGTGGCGTCGAGCTGCTGGAGGGGGCCACGTACGATTACAGCCCTGGCACCGTTCATCAACTGAATGGATTCGGCCAACAGCTGCATGTCGTCATCTTCGGTCGATTCGGGCACCACCAGCAGGTCACCGTCCTGAACCCTTAGCTTTTGCAGCGCTTCAAAGTCGATCATGCCGCGACCCCTTGTCCGCAATCGCAGCCGGCGTGCCGTTCGTAGGCGCGCTGGAGCTTCACGTCGTAGAGGTTTCGCTGATAGTCCGGCCCGTTGTAGAGTTTAGCGAACTCGGCCCATTTGCGGGCTTTCAGCGCCTTGTGCAACACCGGGTCGGTCTCGATGAAGCGGGTGAAGGCGTCGAACTGCTGTGATTCGCCGGCACTCATGGCCGCCACGAAGTCTTGCACGCTGGTGTAGCCCAGACGCTGCCAGTGGAAGCCCATGATCTGGAAAGCCCCCCAGGACGCAGACTCAAGGGCGGCGGTGTCGTCGATCAGGCGGGCCATGGCCAGGCGCTGGTGTTCGGCGGTACCGCCGATGTACCCACCGGGCTTGGGGTTGACCAGGGCAGGGGTGGTTGTGGCGAGTTGTCCGGCGTGGCGCTTGAGTTCGGCCAGATCGTCGCCCGGGTGTCGAGCCGTGGCGAGCTGGCGGTACATGATGTGCCGTTCAAACAGGATGACCGGCTTGCCGTTGTCGAGAAAACCCTTGCCCTTGGATTCCACCTCATTGATCGCGTAGATGCTTGCCAGCGGTACGTCGAGGCGTTCGGCAGCGGCCACCAGGTCACTGTTGCGCAGCAGCTGGACGCAGTCGCCACCGGCCAGGCTACTTTGGGTTTTGATGCCGGCGATACCATCGGCGACCAGGCCGATCTTGGCCTGGTAAGCACGCACGGCCGCTTCGGTGGTGTCTCCATAGTCGCCGTCCAACACCAGCCGGGCACCCTGCCGGTTGAGGTTCTTCTGAAGGATAAGTACCGCTTGCGAGCGGTCGCCATGGCGCAGTGTTGTCATAGTTGTTCTACCTTGCGATGTAAAAGCCGCTTGGCCGCCGCACGAGTGCCTTCAACGCCCAGCAGCCCGATAGCGCCACCGAAAAAAGGCGCAGTAGTGATAGGGATGCCGAGCAGCGCCAGGCCATGGCTCGCGGCCAGGGCCAAGGTGCCGCACAGGGGGGCCTCGATCAGCATTCGGCGCAGTGTTCCGCCGCCGTACATGATCCGCAGGGCGGCAATGATCACTGCAAGCACTCCGGCATACAGCGTCGGCCAGTTCTGTTCGAGCCAGGCGGAAAACCAGGCCCAGGTATCGGGACGGTCAGGCATGTGCTTCATTCCGTAATCCAGGGTTGGTGGGTTCAAGGGCTCGGTGCTGTAGTGTCATTCCCATAGGTTCACCATCTGCCGCTGGGGCGCGCTGGTCTGGGCTTCGGGCATGTTGACGACAAGGCCGTGGGGCAGGATTGGGCCGTGGTCGGCCAGGCCGGGGTTGGCTTCCAGCACCGCCTCGGTGACGCCTGCGGTGCGGCCGTAATACCGCCAGCACAGCACGTCGACTGTGTCGTTTTGGCCGGAGCGGACGGCGACGGCCATCAGATCAGCTCCACGGTGGTACGGGTGCGACCAAGGAAGTCGCGCACAGCCCAGCGCAGGTCGCGGCGGTAGTCGTCGATGTTGGGAGTGAGTTCGTCGGCCTGCTTGTTGCCTGAGCTGGTCGTGTCGTAGGAGCGGTAGCGCTCACAGACCTCGGCACCGGTACCGGCCTCAATCGCACGGCGGTAGAGGTGGACCCTGACCGGCACATCCTGGATGCGCGCCCCTGGCACGTCGGCCAGGGTCTCGTACCCAGCAGCTTGTTGGGTGGCGCGCCATTCGCTCAGCTCATTATTGAGATTGATCGCGGCGGCGATCACGGCAGTCTCCAGGCGGGCAGGGGTGACACTGGCGTCGATACGCAGGGTGGCGCGCAAGGTGTCCAGATCAATCGACGGCCAGAACGGGTCGGTGTTGATGTGGTCGCTGTCGACGGTGCCGCTGGCTACAAATGCGCTCATGACTGCACTCGAAAATAGGTCGCCGGTGGTCGGGGTTTCACGTTCAGGAGGAGCGGCCTGGCCGATCCGCCCCGAGCCGGCGGGGGGCGTGGGGACGCTCGTTTAGCTGCCTGCGGCAGCGTGTTTTTTCAGCAGGCGCTCGGCACTGTCCAAATCCTTCTTGCCGCCGCAGGCGTCGTACAGCTCGATTGCGCGCTTGAGCAGATCGATACCGGCCTGAATCTGTCCGGGTTGGCCCGGCTGTTCGACGGTGAGGCCGTCCAACGTGGCGCGACCCGTTGCCAAATAAAGCTTGGCGCGGGCCTGGTCGGGCATATCTTCGGCGTCGGTCAGCTCAAGGGTGCGGTGCAAAATGCTCAGGTCGAAACGGCCGTTGACCTTTTGTGCTTTCAGGGCGGCGGTGGCGATTTCTTCCGCGACCAGGCAACCGGTGGTGCGCTCGAAACGGTCGGGCATGATTAGCTTGTGCTTGAGCACGTAGTCGGCGATATCCAGAGCGCCGCTGTAGTCTCCAGCGTCGATTCGCCAGACCATGATGGTGGTGATGACGTCGTCCTGGGCGCCGTTGCCGCCTGCAAGTACGCCTTCGACATAGGGGGTGTACTGGGGCAATAACTGCGGCTTGAGCGCTTCCTTTGCTGCGGTGGACTGGATGGCCTTCAGGCGCAAACGGTCTTGCAACAGCTGATTCAACTGGTGTTCGTAGGCTGTGGCGCCGGCCATTGATTGGCGTGGCGCCGTCCTGGCGGCTTCCATGGCAGCGCGAGCGCGGCGTTGGTGGGCTTGGGCGATGCTGAGTGCCATGGGTCAACCCTCGGTTTCTGGGTCAGGTTCAACGTCTTCGATTGGCGTGATGTTTTCCAGCAGGCAGCCCAGGCCATACTCCTCAACCACGTAGGCTTCGTTCGACGATTCAAAGTTGCTGATGCGGTTCCACTCCGGCTCTTCCTTGAGGTAGCGACGGCGGGCGCCGATCTGCCAGTACACCGAGAGATTGGCAAACGTGGTGATGAGGATCGTGCCTTCGGGGATATAGGGCACTTCATAGAGCGGCAGCCCACCGATGCGCCGATGGGAGATGATCAAGTCGCTGGCCAGGGTATTGGTGGCGTCCTGGTCTTTGTTGACCAGGGCCAGGAACTTGTCGTGTACCAGCTCGCGGCCAGTCAGTACCACCAGGCCAGGGTTACGACGGAACCATGGGTCGAGTAGTTGAATGGCGTCGTAGACCAGGGCGTCGATGTTCTTGAAGTCGCCGGTTTTGCCGATGGTGATCTTGCCGGCCGTGGCACCTTCCTTCAGCACGCGATCAGGCGCATGGGTTCGGTATTGCTGGAGCCAGCCGATGTTGACGTCTTCCAGCAGCGGGTTTTTCTCGCGGTCGGTTTGCTCGGCCGCCTCGATACCGTAGAAGCCGATTTGAATCCGGTCGAGCGCCTGGCGCTGGGCGATGGCGTTGGACAGACGGGTCTGGAAGTCCGGGAATTTGGCCCAGGCGTCCAGCTGTTTGTAGGTGACGAAGGTGTCGAAATCAGTCTGTTCTGCCTTGTACTTGTCGCTGGACAAGGTGCCGATGCTACGCGGCGCACGCGGTTTGACGTTGGTATTGGTGCGGCCAGCCACGGTGCTGCCAACGCCCAGGCCGACCTTTTCGCCTTCCTGTTCGTCGATGCCGATGACGTTGATCTTGGTCAGAAACTCGCTCGACTCCTGAATCTTGGTTTCCAGCTTCTGCTGAATGGTCGGGTCAACGTTGAAGGTCGCGATAGCCGACTCAACCCCGTTGAGTTTGGCGACCTGGCTGAGGTAGCCGGTGTAGAGCTTTCGGGTGTCGTTGCGCATGGGGCTCTCCGAGAATGGGCTGGGCGGTACGGGCCGCTAGATCAGAATTCAGCCAGGGCTTGGGTGCCGCTGCCGGTTACCGGTGGGCGTTGTTTTTGCGAGTGGTCCTGGGTGTCGCCGAGTTTGGTTTTCAGCTCGGTGAGGTCTTTGCTGACCTGCTCGACCTGCTTTTTCAGGCCCTCGGAAAACCGCTTCTCGGCAGCCAGTTGCTCCGGCAAATCCTTGACGTGTTCCGCGATGGTCTCGATGGCTTCGCCCATCTGGCTGAACTCGCTGTCGTCCTTGGCTTGCTTGCCTTTGAGCAGGGATTTCACGGTGCTGAGGAGCTGGGTGGCGATACCGGGCTTTTCTTCGCACTCTTCAAAACTCAGCTCGGTTTCCACCGCCTCGGTGAACATCGAGGTTGCGGAGTAGTGGCGGTCTTTGAAGGGGCTGGATTCGGGTTTCTGTGCGCAGAAGGCCAGCACGTCGGTGCCCAGGCTGGCCGGCGAGTCCGTAACCGCCAGGCCGACAATGTAGGCCTCGCCGGTATCGGCAAAGCTGTCGTCGATTTCGATGGAGGTATAGATCTTTTGCTTGGCCTTGTTCATCGCGATCAGTTCGGGTGTGGGCTCGACCTGGGCGAACAGGGCCAGTTTGGTCTGTCCGTTGATTTCCACTTCATCCGTTTTGACCGCCAGCAAGTCGCCATAAGCCTTGAATGGGCTGTCGGGCAACAGGCTACGGAAATGCTCCAGCCAGATACGAGCGCCGTAGGTGGACGGGTTGAAGTTTTTGGCAGCCTGTTCCAGCCAGGCGCGTTTGATGGTGCGCTTGTCGGACGTAGCGCCCTCAACGGCGACGCGGAACCAATTGCTGCGAAATTTCTTCATGCCGGGATTCCTCAATGCGATGCGATGCAATGAGGGGCATGGTCGAGACGCGCGCGGGTTGCGGCAATGAGGTGGGTTTGTAGCGCGCAGCAATACAAGGGGCGGCACTACTGACTGGCTGGCGCGGGCGGCAGCATCGCGGCCATGACTACCGCCGAACTGCTGCCTATCGATCCCCGTCGCCAATCCAAGTTTCTATATTGGATGGGCTGGCGTATCTGCGAGATCGCCGAGGCTACGGGCGAAAAGGAAAAAACGCTACACAGCTGGAAGGCCCGCGACGAATGGGATCGGGCCGATAACGTTGAACGGATCGGCGGGGCGCTGGAGGCGCGGCTGGTGCAACTGATCCTCAAGGAAGGCAAGAGCAACGGCGATTTCAAGGAAATAGACCTGCTGCACCGGCAGTTGGAGCGACAGGCGCGAATCCAGCGCTTCCAGGGTGGCGGTACCGAGGCCGAACTCAACCCGAACCTCGCCAGGCGCAATGAAGGCCCGAAGAAAAAGACCCCGAAAAACGACATCAGCGAAGAGCAGATCGAGCTGCTGCGTGAAGCGTTTATCGGCGGCTGTTTCGACTATCAGAAAGATTGGCACCGGGCGGGCAATCAGCGCACCCGCGTCATCCTTAAAAGCCGGCAGATCGGTGCCACGTACTACTTTGCCCGCGAGGCGTTTATTGATGCGTTGGAGACCGGGCGCAATCAGATCTTCCTGTCCGCGTCGAAGAACCAGGCCTACCTGTTTCGCGGGTACATCCAGGCGTTTGCCCGCGAGGTCATCGGCGTTGAGCTGAGCGGTGACCCCATCGTTTTACCGAACGGCGCCGAGCTGTTTTTCCTCGGCACCAATGCCCGCACCGCCCAGGGCTACCACGGCAATTTCTACTTCGACGAATTCTTCTGGACCTTCAAGTTTGAGGAGCTGAACAAGGTTGCGTCGGGCATGGCGATGCACAAGAAGTGGCGCAAAACCTACTTCTCGACACCGTCGACCATGGCCCATGAGGCCTACACCTTCTGGACTGGCGAGCGCTTCAACAAGGGCAAGCCGGCGGCGCAGCACACCAAAGTCGACGTCTCCCATGGAGCGCTCCAGCAGGGGCGGTTCTGTGAGGACCGGCTGTGGCGCCAGATTGTCACCATCCTCGATGCGGAGCAGGGTGGTTGCGACCTGTTCGACATTGAGGAGCTGCGCCGGGAGTACAGCCCAGAGGCCTTTGCCAACCTGCTGATGTGCGAGTTTGTTGACGACGGCGCGAGCATCTTCCCGCTGGCGGTGTTGCAACCGTGCATGGTCGATAGCTGGGTCGAATGGGCCGATGACTACAAGCCGTTTGCCATGCGGCCGTTCGGCGACCGTCAGGTCTGGGTGGGGTATGACCCGGCGGAAACCGGTGACTGCTCGGGCCTGGTGGTGGTCGCGCCGCCGATGGTACCGGGGGGCAAGTTCCGCGTGCTGGAGCGCCACCAGTTCCGGGGCATGGACTTCGCGGCCCAGGCCAGCGTCATCAAAGCCGTCTGCGACCGTTACTGGGTGACGTACATCGGGATCGACGTCACCGGGCTGGGCAGTGGCGTGGCGCAGTTGGTGCGCCAATTTTTCCCCAACCTCACCACCTTCAGCTACTCGCCCGAGGTCAAGACGCGCCTGGTGTTGAAGGCCTACGACGTAATCCACCGGGGCCGGCTGGAATTCGACGCCGGCTGGACCGACATGGCGCAGTCGCTGATGGCGATCCGCAAGACCATCACCGCAGGCGGTCGCCAATTCACCTACACCGCCGGCCGCACCGACAACACCGGCCACGCCGACCTGGCATGGGCGCTCTTTCACGCATTGCACAACGAACCGCTGGAGGGGCAGACCACTGCCAATACCGGGCGGATGGAGATTTTTTGATGTCGAATCATCGCAGAAATGCCAAGCAGATGGCCCAGGTGCCTGCCGTGACAAAGCAGGAATTTATCCCGCGTAGTGAGGGCAAAGTTGAGGTGTTCAGCTTCGGAGAGCCCACACCGGTATTGAGTGGCCGGGAGGTGTTCGATTATCTGGAGTGTTGGTTTAACGGGCGCTGGTATGAGCCGCCGTTGTCGCTGGATGGCCTGGCGCGGTCGGTGGGTTCCAGCGTGCATTTGCATTCGGGACTGATGTTCAAGCGCAATTTGTTGAGCAAGACCTTTATCCCGCACCGACTGCTGTCGCGGGCGGCGTTTGAACAGTTCGCCCTGGACTTCCTGTGCCTGGGTAACGGTTATCTGGAGGCTCGACGGTCGATGCTTGGCCCGGTACGCGAGCTGGTGCCGCCGCTGGCGAAGTACATGCGTTCGGGCAAGGACGGCCGGCAGTTCATGGTCCAGGGTTGGAAAGAAGAGCATGAGTTTGAACCAGGCACCGTCTTTCATCTGCGGGAAGCGGATCTGCACCAAGAGGTGTACGGGTTACCCGAGTGGATCAGTGCGTTGCAGTCGGCGTTGTTGAATGAGTCGGCCACGCTGTTTCGCCGCAAGTATTACGAGAATGGCAGTCACGCAGGCTTCATTTTGTACATGACCGATGCGGCGCAGAACGAAGCGGATGTCGACTCGCTGCGCAAGGCGCTGAAGGACTCCAAGGGGCCTGGCAATTTCCGCAACCTATTCGTGTATTCGCCGAACGGCAAAAAAGATGGCTTGCAGATCATCCCGGTCAGCGAAGTGACGGCCAAGGACGAATTCAACTCGATCAAAAACCAGACCCGCGACGACGTGCTGGCCAGCTTGCGCATTCCGCCGCAGTTGATGGGCATCGTGCCGCAGAATGCGGGTGGGTTTGGGTCGATTAGGGAGGCGGCACAGATTTATGCGGCTAATGAGCTGGAGCCGATTCAGGCGCGGATGGCGCAGGTGAATGACTGGTTTGGGGAGGAGGTTGTGCGGTTCAAACCTTACGAAGTTAGTGTTGGGGCCTAGCCCTATGCACAATAAGGGATGTGACGAACCGGAGAATTAATACCGGTTCGTTTCTAAAAAACTACACTTAATGTTGTGCTGTAATTTCTGGCGCCGATTGTGAGTTCAGTGCCGTTGGTAGTGCTATAGTTTTTGCTATTGAGAGAAGTTCTTCACATTCTATTGACCATGCCTTAATTGATTTCATGTGCATAACTACTTTCGAGAAAGTTTCACTATTTAGTGCTATTGTTGCCGTAGTGGCGGCATATATTGCTGATGGTTGGCACTCATTAAGTATACCCTCCATGAAACGGGAGATTTTGTTTAATGTGCGTGTTTTTCTGGTTGCTTCATATTCTTTTATTTTGTCTTCACAGTGGGTAATGCTCTCAAGGATGGCGTAGCCAATCTCAAACCGCTTTATTGCGATACGTTCGTAGTTATTTAGCCCAATAGCTTCGATTGTGTCTATTCCTTTTTCTGTTATTCCTTTGAGGCGATAATCTCTATAGTAGATATGATCTCGTGGAAGGTCGAGGTACGGGTTGATAATGGGGGTGTCAATAACGTCATGTATCCCTTTGGTTCCGTTGCAACGTTTGCATGAGGGCAGAAGGTTGTCCCACTGAATAACGTCTTCAGGATAACTGTGTTTGTCTTTGAAGTGCTCAACTTCCATGTATTTACTTTCTTCGACGATGCTGCATTCACAATACGCACACTTTCCATAGCTTGATAGCCTGAGCGGTACTTTAAGGCGCTCATCATTCCATACGGATTTGCCAGTGGTTTTGAATGTTAAAGTTAATTCTTTTGTCACCTGTTCTGTTAGAAATGATGGTCGTGTAGCTCTGTTAAGTTTTATCATTTTTTCAGCCCTCAATTGCGGCGAGCTGAAATTTTAAGAGTTTTCTAAGGTGGTTTTCGGGATGCAAAAAATCATTTATTTTGGTATATGCGGATAGTGCTTTTTCGTAGTTTTCTTCATTTATTGCATTCTCAAACTCGGCAAGCACACTATGGTAAAGGGGGGTGCGGGTATCGCTCATACCCATTACATCTTCAAGCACCTCCTCAATGGTCCATCCTTGGAAACCGAACTGTGTAGATGGTAATGGGCGCTGGATTACGTCACCCCCGATACTTGAAAGTGCTATGACTTCGCTTGGTTGGGCTGCTTGAATGACGTGAGGACTATGTGTCGTAACAATAAACTGAGCTTTGGGAAAGGCTTTTCTGAGTAATTCGGGGACCTGGCCTTGCCATGCGGGATGTAAGTGAAGCTCAATTTCGTCTATGAGAATAACTCCGTCGAATTCATCTATTTTTATATTTGGAGCTCTGAAACGAAATTCAATATCTTTAGTTATGCTAAATAATAAGGCAAGGCACGCTTTAAATCCGGATGATAGGTACTCGTAATAAATCTCCCCATTTGGAGTGTCTAGCATTATGTCGTTTGTAGATGCAAGTACTCTGCTGTATTTTATGTCTTTGTCTAAAAGTGAGAAAAAACCTTTTGTGCACTCAAGGTTATGTAACTGTTCTGGAGATAGGGAGTTAGGGTGGAGGGACCAAAGTACCCTATGCAAGAACCATCCCTTTGTTTCTCCGATATTGCTACCGCCGTGTGCTTCTTGTTGTGTTAGGTGATGTGGCTTTTCTATGTCGGGACTAATTGCGTGGATGGACTGATAGTGAATAGTTCTGGTTGTTTTTAAAGAGATTAGATATTGGCTATGATCAGCCCTTCCATTAAAGTATGTGTTTGATGCGCTCGCTTCGAAATCTTTAACTTCTAATTTTGTTAGGAAGATATTGTCGTTGTGCAGTGTTTCTATGCTGAGGAGGCCTATTGCTGAATTGGCCTTTCGTTTCAATAAGTTGGATCCGTGCTGGACAAAAGCATGGGCCACACATTCTAATATTGTGGTTTTTCCCACGCCATTAGGTCCGCAAACTATATTCATGGACTTGTTGAAGGTTAGATTTAAGCTTGTTATTCCGCCAACATTTTCGATGGACACTGAATTTATTTTCAT